TAGTATCCATTGGTTTATCAAACATTTGTAAAGTCATATGGATATCGTCAACTGATATGGGATCTCTTGCGGTTAGTACCATAACTTGTGTGTTTGGGTCTTTAAGCCTATCGCGCATAATAGAGGTTATGTTTGGATTTTCTACTGCGTTGTTTACCTTAGCCAACGGTGAAAAGTCAAACTCATAACCACCAGCAGTTTTCAACTCATCAAATTCTTCTTGAGAGGTAATTTGAAATTTCTCACCAGTTTCTTTGTTAATAACATTGATATATCCAGTTGTAAACGCAATTGTTTCATCGAAATCAAAAATAGAAAGTCTAGAAGCAGTTTCAATGTTTTCTAGTAAAATGTAATTTCTCCAATTTTCAAGTAGGAGTTTCATTTTACTTCCTTTACAGATTGCTCCATCTCATCGTCAAAGTCAGTGCGCAACTTAATCATAGGATTAAATTTAGCATGTTTTCGTTCTAAAAGCAAGGACCCTTGTGGTTTTGTTAGAGTTCCTTCAACTTCGACACCTTCAAAGTCAATTTCAGTTTTCTTTTTATAAACAACCTTGGGCTCTTCGTCGTCACTAGCCTCAGCGATACTGGACAAAAAAAGCAACAACAAAAATGTTGCAAAGAATGATACGAAAAATTTCATTTATATTCCTCCGCCAAACCCTCACTCAATAAAAGAGTGTTAATGTTGGTTTCACCGATAAATAGTACCCCTAAACATCTTCCGTATTTTCCAACTCCGTGAGACTCTAAAACAAAAACACCTCCATGTTGCTCTAGAAGCTCTTCTAAACGTGCCTTGGCTTCTTTCCCTGCCTTCTTTTCCTCAAGGTCTCTAGTACGGGTTTCTGGCGTGTTAATGCCATATAATCGAATGCGCTTCTTAATCCACACATCAAAACCTAAGTCTATGAGCGCATCGATGGTATCGCCATCAATTACCCGTATCAGTTTCGCGTTGTACTTGTACATTTTCTTTTTTCTCGTGTTTATCTTGGGTGGCAGCAAAAACTAATAAACTCATACAGGCAAAGCCAATGATGAGCAAATCAATCACCGCCATACACCTCATATAAATCACGATCTTGTTGTTTTTGTGATTTTCTGTTTGTTAACTTAGCTAAGTAATCTATTTTGCTAGAAAGAGCATCTGTATACAAAAACGGAAATATGGAATGTATAAAACACTTTGTCTCTAAGACTTTTAAAACATAAACTATCTTCCACGCTGCCACCATGTGTTCTAGATATGTTTCCCCTTGTTCTGCGGGGTGTTCTGCAAACTTCTTAAACATTAGTTATCGTACTCCTCATCTATCTTGTCAGCGACCATATTGGTTGCTTTAAGCATATCCTTTTGGTCCACTTCTTTAAGTATGAGGCTTTTTGTTTCTGGCTCATAATACATGCCTATTAAATCTCCTTTGGAGATATTGTTCATGTCTTCTTCGGTTATTACTATCTTACCGCCATACTTCTTTACTAACATTGTAAGAATGTTGAAAAGATATTCGGGATTGTTTAAGTATTTGCTCATGAGCCCAAGAAGTTTTTCCAGTTCTTAACGACGCTTTCGTTTGTTTGCATAAATGCCGGCTCGCGAGCTTTTATAAATTGAGTCAACACTCTCTTGAAAACTACATTAAGATTATCTTCGTCGTCCATTTCACCTTCGATAAGAGTCTTGAATAATTCAGTCATTTCGTCAGGCTCATCACGATTTGTAACAAACGTAACGGTAACTTTGATTTCTCCTCCCACTTCTTGTGCTGTTAAACGCATTTGTAAGAAATATTGTGTATCTATTTCTTTTCGTGGCGACTCTAACAAAGCACTGCGCAAGGCAATTTTAAAGTCGCGAGACTCAACAATATCGTTTAATACATCAGGATTGATATTGTATTCTTCTGGATCATAATAATGTGAGTAATTTGCATATACTTCATAACTGTCTTCGTATTCTCCATCGGTTTCGACATCCCATTCGTATGGAGAGATCTCGCCGTTTTCAATATCGACAGCCATTTGAATAAAAGCACCACCTTGCATATATCCTTCGCGAGCAAAGTAGTTTGTTAATGTTTCTTCAAATGCATCTCGTTTGTCGTCAACAACTGTATCAACTGATTCACACATTTCTTGAAATTCTTCTGGAAGTGCATAATATGAACTTCCGCCTAAGTCTGGGTGTTCTGTGTTGATTGCACATTCCCACGCTATCTGGTTTTTTCCTCGATCCATAGACAGATAAACATTGTCCAACAATAAATCACCATAAATATCATTAATAGCACTTACCGAATCCTGAGTAACATTGTCCCACGAGTTTGGAAGTTTACTCCATTCATCAGCGTCCCAAACAATTCTTATTTGAGCCCCACCAACAATATAAACACCATCATCACCATCGTCTTGAATTTCGTAATTAACAGTGCAGGCAGCCATACGCATATTAAAGTGCTCTTCGATCTCGCTGCATTGTTGCTCATATTGTGCGCGAATATCGCCAAGTAAATCTGCGTCTAAGGCATCTTCTGTTTCGGTGTTCTGTTTAATATAGCCTACAAATTGATCAACGTCAGTTATTCCCGTTAGTTGCATCATAAGTTCTCTGCGTCCAGTTGTTCCAGACGTGTCTTCATAAGAACCACCAAACATAGTAACTCTATCTAAGTCAATTTTGCCGTCTTGTTTTGGCATATTAGCAATGATTTCTTCTTGGGTTTGTCTTGCCCAATCAACAACTTTTTCTCTAATGCCCGGAATAGCAGCACCATAAATACGTTTTTCTGGCACACCAATATCTTGTCCATCATCCCAGCGTTTTGGAGAAAGAGTATCATAATACCGCATATGACGGATACGTGTGCGAGAAATTGGGTTAATATCAAATCCAGCCCCTCCATATCTTGCATCGTCGGCAAATATCTCGCCTTCTTGGATTTCTTGCTCTGCGCTGTCTATATTGTCCGTATATGTGTTTATAAGCAATTCTTCTGTCTCTACCACATAGGCAACCGCCCCATGACCCTGAGCTTCAGCTACAGCACATTTATAGTAAGATTGATAGGCACTTGTACGACTTGCAGGCGAATGGCACGATGTAATGTTATCAAAATCGCTCATTCTCAACACATCGATAGGATGACGAGTAATAATGATAGAATATTTGTCATTTGTAAGATTTTCTATCTCATCTTTGATATATCCAGCATTTTTTTGCCAATATTTGCTCATATTTTGAAAATATTCTACAGTTTCATCCCATTTTGGAGCAAAATAACCCGGATTAGGAATATAATCATACATTTGGTCCGTTAATCTGTCCCAAGACTTTATTTGTTCATCTGACAACACTTTGTGAACCACATTTCCGGATACTTGTCCGGGTCTAATGGCGTAATTCCACCAAGCTTTGCCTTCGCCTTCTTTTTTAATAATTTGGAACAATTCATCTAATTTTGAAGCTGTTTGGGCTATTTTTGGGAACAATTTGCCGATTTTCATCTGAATTTTCTTGGTTTTCTTCTCTGATGGCTCATTTCTACCTCTGCCTAGCAAATCAAGCGCACCGCCTCTTTGTTCTCGTGTTGCAGAGACTATACCTTTGTCCCAATCTACCTCATATTCTTGAATATCAAAGAATTTTACAAACTTTCCAAGATCAGACTCGGTGTCCATTGTTGGAAATGGTATAACAACACGCATTTTGCCACTAAAAAGGTCATTTAAAGGCAGTTTTGCTGGATCAAGATCATCTAAAACGTTTTCGAGCACTCGCATTTCGTCTTCGGTGACTTCTCGGAGTACTTTTTCTTCATAAAAGTCAATTGTTTCGTTAGTTTTCTCGCCTTTTTTAGATCTTGTGCGTTGATTTTTGCAAAATTGCTTCATTGTGAACCCTTTTGGGTTGTCACATTTGCTTTTTCGCTTAGATCTCTCAGACTTAGACCATTCTTCATCTAAATTTTCTAAAAGTTTAGCAGCTTTTGCTAGAATTTGCTCGTCAGTCAGCATATACTTGATTCCTTGAAGTAATTATAACCTAAATTTGTTAATTCTTGACCTTTTTCTCGACCATTATAACTAAATCGCCTTTGCCTTTGATAACGCGATGATAAAAATAAGCAGGAATTGAATATTTTTGACCTTCTTGGAGTGTGATAGGAAGCTCATTGTCCATTTGTAGCTTCCAATTATTTGACTTTACGACCGTGAGGATACGTTCCTCTTGGTCTTGATGCCAAACAAGTTCACTTTCATTTGTATCTTCTTTGAACTCTCGCAAAAACACATTGTCTTTGATGAGCTTTTCAGTAAATGGGTAGTCGTTCATTGTTTACCAAAATCTTCCGGGCACATTTGTACCAAAGTCTTTATGAGCCCTACAAGCCCAGTAACCAGCCTTGGTTCTATCTTTTTTGTCTTTGCAGTTATGACGTGCGGCAAAACTTGCACGAGCTTCAGCGTTGTTCCAGTTGCCTTTAAGACCACCTTTTGAATCACCGTAGGTAATCTTCTTCACTTTTCCAGTTTTTGGGTTTCTTACGTATACTTTGTATTTCTTTCCGCCACCGGTATTCTTTGTTGGCTTTCCGATGGGCGGATCTTTCTTTTCTTTTTCTTCAAGTGTTTCCTCATACATTGGAAAATCAAGAGGAACTCGCTCTCCTTCAAACTCATCCCATTCGCCTAAGTTGGAGTTCTCAAACAAATCTTTATCTTCTTCACACAAAGGAGCTAAGTTACCGTCGTTGTACAGCTTGCGGGCTTCTGAGATAACTTCAAAGTAGTTTTCAGAGCCCACGCGGTATACATTTTCCGAGAAAGGAATGTTGTTATCGATATGATATTTTATCATCTCGTCGCTTTCTTCAAGTTTTTGTGCTGAAAGTTTGGTGTAATACTTTGGATCTTCAAAAACGTGGTCCATTGCAATTTCGTGAGCAATGTTCTCGTCATTTGTGTGCTCTAACTCTGTTTTTACGCCTTTTGAAACTTCTTTTTCAATATCTTCGAGGCTAACATTGTGCATTTTTGCAAGTTGTTTG